TCTACGAAAGCTTCATGGCTCTCTTCAAGAGCGTCATTGAGTCTATCCGTGCTGCAGCTAAGAGATTGCACAATAACACCCGTCTCAACATCAAATTCTTCAATACCTATGGAAGAACGGACTTCTGGAAGGCACAGCTCTTGGCATCTAGCGGAGAGACAGCTACAGAGCGTAACCTGCTCAAGCCGAATCTCTACTATGAAGTCATCGTTGACCGTCAGAACGGTTATGACGAGGAAGTTGAGAAGAGCATTGCCTCCATTACTAGAAACTGGACTGAGAAACTGTTTGATCTCATCTACAACAATGTGCTCATTACCGAGAGAATCTCTCTCAGTAACCTGCTCAAGGAGTTGGAGACGAGCATCACTGACTGTGACTCTATCAATATCAAATCTCTGAATGGAATCGACCATGCCAAGTACATTGTTCCTCATGAAGACTATAAGGATCTGCTAGAAAGCGAAACTAGTAGCAGAGACTTCGTGCCTTCGTTCCCGACAGTGAACCTTGGAGTGCTGAACGAAAGTCGTGCTCTCCAGAAAGAGAACGATATCTCCATCCAGTTCGTCTCGTAAATTTAAATCAGTATACCTCAATGGTATACTGATTTTTTGTTAGTCAATGTCAGGTACAAGAGACACGGGTAGAAGGTTAGAGTCAGTGACAGCATCCGTCTTGACTCCGGCTCCAAGCATGAAGGTATCAAACGTGTTCAAGGCTACCTTCTCAAATGCTGAAGAACCTGTCTCAATGTCTTTAAGATTCACGAATCCGTCAGCCTGAATTTTTTCATAGAGAATACGCTTAGCGCCCATGTTGTCACTTCGAGCACCCATCAATTCTCTCATGGAGTCTTCGTTCTGCTGAAGGAGCATAGCGTAGGATTCCACGTCAGAGTTACGGGCCACCTTAGAGTCTGAAGTCACAGTACCAGTAAGCTGGTTTCTCTTATCAATGTCGAGAGTGACACCTGACTTATGGGTAACAACCTGTTCAAGTCTCTTGATGGAGAGATAGAAGACCGGAACCCTCGTAGCAGTTCTCACAAAGTTTCCGTTAGAGTCTTTCTGGTCTCGGAAGTAGACATATTCTTCGAGAGGGATATCGAGAATCTTGAGAGCTTTTTCAATCTGGCTAAATTCCGGTTCATTCTTATGAGGAAGGACTTCGAGTCTGAAGTTGGCATTCGGGTCGGACAAGAACTTGCTCATCCAAGCACTAAACTGCGTGTCGCTCATAGAATTAAACATCTTGCGGTATTTCTCAGTGTTCTCTCCTGTCGCATCTAGTGTACTCATTACACTATAGACAAGGTCTTCCACTTTCTTTCGTTTTCCAGTACTCATAAGAATCTCCTAGTTCATTATTGAGTTCTACCCTAACTTGATATTGAACTATAGGAGTATCTATGAATGTAAAACTTTCCGATGTAGCCAAGCGGAAAGTCTCATATCAGCTAACTAAAAACACCAGCTTTCTAAGGATGCATGAGTATCTGAAGAATAAGGGAATCAAGAACAACAAGTTTTTTCTGGTGCTTTATGATACAACACTAAAAGATGTAGATCCTAGAGCTGAAGGACTTTCGAAAGAGATAAAAGCCAGAATCATTACCGAGATAAAGATTAATCCTTGGTACTTCTTAAGAGAGGTTATACGAATCCCAGTTCCGGGCGGAGCTGTACCGTATAACCTGAATCGAGGAAACCTTGCATTAACGTATCTGTCGCTCAACAACATCAATACTATTACCCTGATGCCCCGCCAGCATGGCAAGACTATCGGTGCTGTGTGCGTCTTCATCTGGCTATTCTTCTTTGGAACCAGAAATACCAACATCACATTCATGAACAAGAAACACTCCGATGCTCAGTTGAACCTTAAGAGATTCAAGAACATCGTGGAATGCCTCCCTGAATGGATGATCGAACCTAAGAAGTCTCGTGACCAAGAATCTTCTACGACCTTCTCTCGCTCTGAGAGATTGAAGAATGAAATTACGGCTTGCCCTGCTGCTACCTCCCCTGAAGAAGCTGACAAGCTTGGTCGTGGTCTTACGATGCCCTGCTGGTTCTACGATGAAATTGCGTTCGCTAAATTTAATAGCATCATCTCTGCTGCCGCCGCTCCTGCATTGTCACAGGCCGCTATTGAAGCTGAAAAGAACGGTGTGCCTCATTTCAAGATGTTTACCACTACGCCTAACTCTATCGATACTGACGAGGGTGGCTGGGTTAAGCATAGCATCATCGAGACGGCTTGCGAGTTTACCGAAGAGCTCTACGACTATCAACCGAAAGAGCTCAAGGATTACATCTACGAGAAATCTGTCAATAGCTTCGTGCACATTGAGTTTACATGGCGAGAACTTGGTCGTGATGAAAAGTGGTACGAACAGCAATGCCGTGAACTTCTTTACGACAGACAAAAGATCAAGCGTGAAGTTGACCTCGAATGGACTCTATCCTCCGATAAGTCTCCATTCTCCGAAGAGACTCTCGAGCGTGTTAGCTATTCCATCGTCCGTAAGGAAATGGAAACCTATCTTCCCATCAGAGATGCCGGAAACCACAAGTTCACCATGCTTGAACCAGCCGACTTCCATGAGCCATGTATATTGGCGATAGACGTCGGCGGTGGTCTTGGAACTGACCAGTCCGTCATCCATATGCTTGATATTGATGACTTCCACGAGAAGGGATACTTCTCTTCTAACAGGATTAACCCAATCCCGTTCGCCAGAATTATTATAAGTCTCGTTAGAAACCTGTTCTACAATTCTCTTATCGTGGTTGAACGTAACAGCTATGGTCTCGATGTGATTACAACCCTCCTAGAGAGCCAAGACACGATGACTAAAGTGTTCTATCGTACCATCAACGACCCTAAGCCCGGCGAGGGAAACAAGGTAAAGAAAGTGTACGGTATCGATACTACATCTAGCTCCAGAGAAGTGATGATTTCTAATTGCTTCATGTATGTCGAGGAAGAACCACATACCATTAGATGCCGCCATACCTATGAAGAGCTTAAGACTCTCGAAAGAAAGAATAATGGTAAGGTGGAACACGCTAATGGAGCTCACGATGACTTCATCATGTCCATGCTAGTTGGAAGATACGCCGCTTCGTTTGACAGTTTCAGAATGTTCAAGCGTAGAGTCTGTGCTGCCGCCCTGAGAGAAAGACGCAGTGTGGCTGTCGCAGAAGAGAAGCAGACTACCATCACGGAACGTGTGGTCTCTAGCGAAGAACTGGAGCTGAAGTCTGACCCGAAAATGAGAAGAATCTTCTCTCTCAATTTCGAGGATCAGGCGAACTATACAATGAAACCGATAAAGGATATGTTCTATGGGAAAGTACAACGACTTGGTGACAGACGTGGAATATCTTGAGTTTGGGACGGGAAATTCCGAATTCAGGATGGACGACAACGTTCTGGCACTCGAAGAAAGACTATTTCAGCAGATGGACGACCTGAAAAAGATTCCCACAGAGTCTCAAGAAGATGTCCTCACAGCCATGACTAATTCTGTAATGGCTCTCAGAGAACGAGCAAGACAGCAAGGTTGTACCGATAAGGCTAACTTCTTGACTGAATACCTCTATGACGTCCGTATCAGGCTCTTAACCAGATTTAAAGAATTCTTTGGCATTGACGCAAACAGCAATGCCTTCGGGAATGTGGAAGGCAACGGAGTGGATTTCGCCGACTTGGTTCAGGCTTTCTACTCCTTCCTCGTCCTCAATCGCAAGGAAGGATTAGCTAACTACATCGTTAAATCCATTCTCAGACACAAGAAAGAATTCGTTAGCACTTATAAGGCTAAGTCCTCCAGAAAGAACATTGGCGCACAGAAGAAGTATACCGGATCTACGGATACTAATCTTCTTGTCATCATGGACTGTCTGGAAGATATTATTAATGACGTATTGGAAGGAACCCTTGCGTCAGAAGACTTCTACAAGGAATTTGAGATCTATTGTTCTGGCTGTGAGGATGAATGGCAGAATGCTGTGCTCCTCGAACGTCTTGAACTGATCGTCATGCCGACGGCATTCGAGTCTCTCATCAAGGCTGTGAATACGCCCATCAATGTAGAAGCTAAACATCTTATTACTCTCAGTGTGTATCAACAGCTGGGTGAAATTGCGACCAAAAACCAATAGGAGTAACCATGAATGAATCTCAGGAACCGAAATTAGCAGCAAAGATCGAACAAGCTGAAAAGGCTCTTAACACCATCAGCA